TCTTCTAAATCTAGGTTTTGAATATTTTTATCTAACTCATCAACTGGGATTTGATTATTCAAAGCTATTGGTGAAGTAGTAGAAATATTAGTATTGTTTGTAATAGCTTTAGTAGCATCATTTTTTATTTCATTTACTTTAATGTTATAAGTCTCTTCTATATACTCCTGAGTTGGTTGAAATCCCATGTCGTAGATAATTTTATCCCTATCTGCAAGTTCTTTGTTTGGATCGTCTTTATCTTTTAATTTTCCACTTATTTCTATATTTAAACTATTTAATATTTTAAAGCTTGAGATAACATCTTTTATTAATTTATTTACGATGTTTTCATCCACTTGTGCTAAATCTTCTCTTACTCCATTGTGAACATTAGCAGCTGCCATTGAACCTGTTTTTACATTGCCTGTAAGATTTCCTCCTAGGATTACTTCTCTTATTTGGTCGTCTATATATTCTATAAGCTCTTTGAAGTTTCCTTTCTCTGATACTGTTTTTAATTCAATATCATCTTCATCATCAATAACAGCTCCATCACCACCTAGCATGTTGTAAATTTCATCCGCTAGGGCATTTTTATCCCCTTGTGTTTTTGCAATAACCCAAGGTGTTCCAAATTTCTCAAGCAGTTCTACCCAAAACTGTAAAGATGCATTTTTAAACTCTACTAACCAAAAAAGTGTATGCAATAAAGGTTGTCCATAAGGTTTATTTGGTTTAGATTTGTATGTTGCATATATTGCTTTATGTTCGGGTATATTTTCATTCATACCTGTATAGCTAAATTTTAACATTTCATTTTCTAAAGAAAAGTGCCTATAATCTCTCTCTTTAAGGCTAGGAAATAATAGATTTTTATTTATCTCCCAGTTTAATTCAAATACACCAAACCCTTGTAAAGGTATATCTAACATAGAATCAAGTATTTCAAAATGAAAAGTTTCTTCAAACTGTTTTTTTATATCTTTGTTTTCACAAGAGATAAGAATTTCTTTTTTTAATGTAGCTGCTTTTCTACTTCCTGTTGCAGCAACAACTGTAGAGTCTCGCATAATCTTTTCTATTTCATCTTCACTCATCCAATTATTTCTAACAGGAAGATCAAACAATGATTTTAATATATCTTTTTGTGTACTTGATGCTCTTATTGAATTTCTTGTACTAATTTGCTTATTATTAGCAATAACGGGATTGCCATATTTGTCAAATATCATTTTCTACCTCTTATTTGTCTATTTGGTCTTTGGTGTCTATTGTTTCTGGTGTTTGTTCTTTTTCCACCTTGAGCATCTTTTTTAATTCTTCTTAATCTGCTCATGTCATAAACTTGTTGAAGTGCATCGTGCAAATCATCAAATTCTGATTCTGGGAAGTCATCCATTTGATTAAATAGCTCAGGATGATCTCCCACAAAAATAATATCTCCATCATCTAAAGGAAACTCTAGCTCACCCATACGGTCTTCTTTATTGCTTGTGTGATGTGTAAATTTCATAAGAGGAACTTTTACATTTTCAAGGAAGCAAGTGCTTTTTATCCAATCTCTAAGCATATAAAAACCACCATTTTTATCTCCACCTAGCATATAAACATTCATATTTTTTAAATCTTTTACGACTGCATCAACTACGGGTTTACCTTTGATTCTTGCTTGTTTTGAGTAAAATATATAAAGTTTTTGAGTAGCTAAACTTAGTCCTGCTGCAACTCTTCCACAAAAATCCCCTTGTTCACTATCTCCTTTTGCATCAACTGCCATAAAGATATAATCTAAATTTGGCATCTGAGTATGGCTTATTTTTATAAACTTACTTGAGTCAAACTTTTGGTTTTCACTATTTGGATTATTTTGTTGCTCTTTTTGAAAGGCTTTTGGATTCTTAGCTCTTTTTCTCATTATGGATTCTAAGTTAACTGCATCCCAAAGTAAAACAGCACCTTCATCCATTAGCTCTTTATTTTCAAGATAATAATTTCTAGCTTGAGTATCACCTTCATATTTATATGTTTTCGTGTACTCTTCCCATAAATGCATATTTGTAGGATATGAGCTTAAAGCTCTAAAAACAATAGGATTCCAAAACTGTAGTTTTAACTTTCTTGCAAGTACTGAGTCTCTATGTAGTATTGTTCCTATGTATAAAATATCCATACTATCATCTACTGAACCTAAGTTTTCAACCGCTTCATCTAGCCACTCTTCAAGCTTGTCTCTTTGTTTTCTACTTCTTACATTTGTATCATTTTCTAAATCATCTATGATTGTAAGGTCTGGTCTGTAAGTTCCATGCTTAACACCCCTTACTCTTTTCCCCGAACCATAAGCTTTGATTTTTACATTGTTTTTTGATACTAACTCTCCGATTTTCCAAACTTTTCCAATGCCTGTAGCTTCTGGAAAATCTTGTATTAATCTTTCATTATCTTCAAGTTCTACTTTTATGGCTTCCACTAAAGTTTCTGCAAGTTCTATTGCATCTGAGAAAATAGTAATAAAGTGTTTAAAGTTATTTACAATACACCAAATAGGAAATACAATAGATACATCTGTTGATTTACCAAATCCCCTTGGAGCTGCTATTGCAAATCTAAGCCCAAAAGGTTTATATCTATCAATAATTTTGTAGTATCTGTTCTCTAACTCTTCTTGTAGTTTTGATTTACCATCTAGTGTAAAGTAGTGAGGGAAGTATGTTTTCCTAAAAAAATGAAAATCACTTTTTTGCTCATCAATTCTCTCAAGCTTTTTATTTGGATCTAATAAAGTATTTACTTTTATTTGTTCTTTTAAAGAACTTGAAAAATCACTAACCCAGTTTTTATACTCTTTTCTAGTTAGCTTTAAAGCTCCTAGTTTTGTATATCCCGTATCTAAAGCAGCAGTGTAAGTATCATTTAAATACTCAAGTAGCTCTGACTTTTCAAATAATGACATCGGCTAACTCTTCTTGTATTTCATAAACAGTTTCAATAATCTTTTCCATACATTCAACGCTAACTTCTTTTTTTAAAGCACTTAAAATCTTTTCTATTGTTAGCTTTATGATTCCAAGTTTATAAGCCTCAGGGTCTTCTTGTCGTGCTACTTTTCCCATTTTAGAAAAACTATCTCCAAGACTTACAATCGCTTGAGTCTTTTGTGCTGATGATAAATCTTCATTTTCTCTTATCTCTTTTAAACTATCCATCATATAGCCTGTAAACATAGAGTACATATTTTCTTTTGTCTCTTGAGTGTTTTTTATATGTTTAGAAGCTCTTAGTATTAGCCAATCAAAACCTTCAGCTTTATCCTTGCTATGATAATTTGCAATGGTTTTATCGCTTACTTCTAAAGCCTCAGCAATCTGTACATAACTTTTGTTTGCATCTACAAAAAGAGATCTTGCTAGTATTCTATTTCTATCTGCATTACTTAATTTCGCCATTATCTAAACCCTACTATTCTTACTCTTTTTTTATTTTGGTATCTAAAAGCAAAGTTACTACTTTCAAGAGGAACGGATGCAGTTGAGTTATTTATAACTTCAACTTTTAATCTTCCTATACTCATTTTTACTAAATAAGCTTCATTCTCTTTTTTTAGTTCTTTATCTTCTTTGCTTATTAATCCATTTTTTCTTCTTAGTTCATGGATAGTTAAATCAACCAAAATCTTTTTTAATAAAGGTGTTGGATTTTCAGGCTGTACTATGAAAGACTCAATAAAAGAGATTGCATCATTAATTGCATCTTCTATAACTTCTTGATTTAATTCTCCTATGGCATTTAAATCAGAAAGCTCTCGAAGTTCATCTTCACTTATCTCTTTTAGTAAATCATTGTTTGTAATCATTTGAAAAATCCTCGTAGTGGCGTTTAAAACCCGTTTAAAAATTAAAATCTTTTTTTATTCGATAGATTTATCGACTTTTAACAAAAAGCCCATATATTCAAAATATAGGCTTTTTGATTTTTGCACAAATTTTATGCTGAATGTTTCAGTCTAATCAATGCACCAGGTCTTGTACAATAAGGAATAGCTTTTACTTCTGTTTCAATCGCCCAACCTTTTCCTCTTGGAAGTTCCTCAGGTGGTGCTGCAAAAAACATTTTTGGTGCAACTTTTACAGCTTGAGTGTGATCAGCTCTTCCATAAACTACTTTGTACACCTTTTCGCTTTGTGGAATAACTACTGCTTCACCCTCTGTGATAAATGGTTTTTTATTTCCATTCTCATCAAACCATGTAGCTCTAAAAGGAATGAATTTTTTACCTAAAATAGTAAGTACTCTTTTCCCATTTTCATCAATATATTTTGCACTTCCTCCATCTTTGAATTCTCCAGCTGCTTTTGCAGTTGCTACAGTTCTATTAAAGAAAGTTGCAGAACATAAAACATCATAAGGTACTTCTGTACCTAACTCATCCACTAGGGCTTCATCAATTTTATTTAAAGATACATCTAAATCTACACCTTTGAAATCAATTGGTTCAGCTGTAGTTCTAAATTCAAATAGAATTTTTCCAGCACCATCAACTACTTTTCCAAAAAGTGCACCTGTAGCCATAAACTCAATTGTTGTCATGTAATCATTTTTATGGTCTTCATAAATTTTTGTAATTTTTTGAGAAACTGCTTCTACCTTTGCATCTGCGTCCAAAGCCTCATATTGATTTACCTCGTGTGGCAAAATAGTCTCTGTCAAACCGAATCTTGGT